CCCGCACCCGTCGTGTCGTGTCAGGGGCTCACCTCCGGGTGGCGGGCGAGCCATGCGGCGCCCTTGCGGGCGGTCCGCTCCTGGCGGCGCCGGGCCTTCTCGCGCCAGCCGACCTCGGGCGGGCGGGGAGGGTCCGGCAGAAGGGCGCGGCCGGCGCCGGCGGCGGCCAGGACGGCCGACTCGACTCGCCAGGAGCCGATGAGGGCGGCGGAGGTCTCCTCGGACCAGGCCTCGGCCCCGCCGCGGGCGCGGCCGTAGGCGGATCCCGGCGGCAGGCCGTTGATGAGGACGCACACCCTGCGCGGCGACAGGGTCCCCCGATACAGGTCGAGCAGGTCGACCCCGTAGACGCGCAGCAGATCCGCCTCGATCTCCTCCCCGTACTGCGCCAGGGTGGCGGGGAGGCTGGTCAGTTTCCCGGGGCGAGCGCCTCGAAGACCTCTCGTAGGAAACCGGCCATGTCCTCGGAGGCGACGCGCCCGTCGGGGCGGCGCAGGTGGTCCATGACCTTCTGGCGCCCCTCGCCGAGGACGGCGCGGGTGACGCGGACGACGTCGGCGGGAGTGCCCCGCCCGTCGTTCAGGAGCGTCAGGGCCTCGACGACCTCGTAGTCGTCGAAGACGGCGGCGGGATCCACGTCCAGGGCGACGCCCTGGATGGTGATGCGGGTCGCGCCTCCGACGGCCTCGGCCCTCCGGTGGTCGGCGGGGGTGAGGGCGCCCGCCGCCCGGGCGCGCTCGAAGGTCCCGCCCTCCGCGGCGGGTGCGGGCGGAGCTGTCCTGGGCGGGGCTGTCCTGGGTGCGGCGCGGCGACGGCGTCGTGTCATGGTCGGTCCTTTCTGCGGGCCGGTCCTGAGATATCTGGTGACCCGCGCCCGCCCGGGGACCGACCATCCGGGCGGGCGCGGGAGCGGCGGGGTCAGGCGGCGGGGATCAGCGCCGGCGCGTCGGTCCAGATGTCGAAGTCGTCGAGCAGGTTGAGCGTGTGCTCGTAGGCGGTGATGCTGCCGGTGACGAAGGAGATCTCCCCGCGCTCACCCAGCTCGATGTGCTCGAGGACCATGCGGACCTTCACGTCCGACCCGGAGGTGTCGAACAGCTCGACCACGCCGGACAGCTGGAGGACCCGGCGGGAGGTGGGGACCGTCAGCCTGGCGACGGGCTTCTGCTCGGCGCCGACGGTCTCCATGACGCGCTCGACCTTGGCGTCGAGGTAGTGCTTGACGGTGTCCACCTTGGTCTCCAGCAGCGTCGCGGTCGTCGACGTCTCGGAGGAGTCCATGAAGGTCTTGACCACCCGATGGCCCTGGTGACCCTTGATCTTGGACACCGAGTCGTCCAGGGTCAGCTTGATGCCGTCGTCGCTCATCCACCCGCAGTCCACGAGACCGGCGGGCAGGGCCGTGTACAGGCCGGTGATCTTCTCCCTCAGCTGGGGGTCGTAGGGGCCCAGGTAGAGGGAGTCGTTGTCGGAGCCGAAGATGTAGGCGTTGGCGGCGTTGACGTGGTCCATGAGGGGTCTCCTATGCGGTGAGGCGCGTCGTGATCTGGTAGGTGGCGGTCGCGCGGGCCGAAGCCGTGTCCGGGTCCGGGGACTCGGCCGGGGACGATCCCGAGACCCGCACGATCGGGACCGGGGCGGCCGGCGCGGCGCGCAGGACGTCGTCGACCGCGAGCGCGAGGGCGACCGCTCCGGCGGTCGTGGGGGCGTAGGAGTCGACGGTGACCTGGGCGGTGTGCAGGGCCCGGTCGTGGCGGCCGGGCCCGCCGGTCAGGATGAGGCGGACGAACCGGTCGGGGGCGGCGGCGGTGTCGGGGCGCGCGGGCAGGACGGGGGCGGAGACGGCGCCGGGGAGCCAGCCCAGGAGGATCTCCTTGACGTCCAGGGTGCGCGGGGCGGTCACAGTGAACCCCCCAGGACGCGTTCGAGGACGTGGTCGCGGGCCTGGCGGAGGCGGGCCCGGCGGGTGTCGGGGCGCACGTAGGCGCGGGCCCGGTTGCCGTGGCCGGTCACGGTGGTGAACCCCTCGCCGGCGGACGCCCTGAGGCGGGCCGCCTCGGCGCTGACGGCCCCCCGGGCGGCCGCTGATGCCAGAAGGGCCTGCATGCCCCTGCTGTCGACCTTGAACCTGACTCGGGCCGCTGTCATCGTCATGCTCCTGTCTCGGCGGGGTCGGTGGCGGCCGCGAGGGTGAGGGCCAGTCCCATGGGCCAGTGGGCGGGGGCGCCCTCGACCCGGTAGACGGTCCCGTTCACGCGCAGGCGGTCCGCGGCGGTCACGTCCGGATGGCGGCCCCGCCAGTAGAGGGCGGGTGCGGACAGGACGGGGGCGGCGCCCGCCGCCACGGGCTCGCTCGTGGCGGCGGGGGCGAAGAGCGCCGCGGGCAGCTCCGTCTCCACGACCCCTCCGGGGCCGGGCTCGCCGTACCTGTCGGGCGGCCCGGGGACGGTGCGCAGGCGGGTGACCGGGACCTGCCAGGTCATCAGGGGCTCTCCGGGGTGTTGGCGATCTGCGAGGTGTACAGGACCGGGCCGGCGGCCCGGGCCGCGGGGGTGGGGTCGATGGAGAAGGCGATCTGGGTGCGGGTGGGGACGGCGGACAGGAGGGCGCGGTCCTCGTCGGACAGGTACAGGCCGTTGAGGGTCTCGGTGGCGTAGGTGACGCCGCCGGAGAAGGGTCCCGTGGTCTCGCTGGTGGAGCGCAGCTGGTCGGGGTTGGTCAGGACCCGCATGACCATGCGGCGGGCCACGACGGCGGCGCGGGCGGCGATGACGGGGCTGGCGGCGGCGCGGGCGGCGAGATCGGGGAATTCGGCGTCGATGAGGACGGTCGCATCCTCGAGGTAGCCGGTGATCGTCTCCTTGTCGGGTGGGAGTGTGGAGGCGATCCAGCGGCGGATGACGTCGTCGGCGATGGCGTACGGCACGGATCCTCCTCCTTGCGGTGGCGCGGGCGGGACGTGCGAGGGGCGTAGTGCGCCCCGCCCCTCGCACGCTCTTCGCTCAGCCGGCGGCGGCGGGCAGGACGACGCCTGCCGGGTAGCGGGTCGCGTCGCCCAGAGCCGAGGCGGGGTTGGCGACCTGGAAGCCGGCTCGCATGACGACCCGCATGATCTTGGAGTCCTGCTGCATCGCGTTGAAGATGACCTTGCCGTCGTCGTCGGTGATGACGGCGTCGGTGTGGATGGTGTAGGTGATGTCCTGGCGCAGGCCGATGACGAACTTGTTCCAGTCGGCGGCGACGAGCTCGGCGGTCTTGCTGTCCCAGGCGCCGTTGTCGACGGTGTTGAGGGGGAATCCGTACAGCGTCTGGGCGGCGAGGGCGCCGGCGGCGGAGTAGATGGGCTGGCCGTTGGCGTCGCGCAGGCCGGACAGCATCCAGTTCAGGCCGGGGCGGCCAGCGAAGCCGCTGATGCTGTAGCCCTGTCCGGCGAGCTTCTCGCCGAGCTTGGCGACGGCCACGCCCAGGTCGGTCTTGGTGTCGATCTGCACGGTATTGGCGGCGGTCTTCGCGGCCGTGACGATCGCGTCGGGGAAGGACGCCGGCTTGTCGGTGCCGAAGACGCAGGCCTGGTCGATCTTCCGGCCGATCGCCTCGACGAGGTAGGGCTTGACCTCCTCCCACAGCGGGACGTCGGTGTCGTCGATGATCGCGTCGGGGATCACGACGAGCGTGGCGATCTCCTCGGCGGTGATCGTCAGCTCCTTCCAGGCCGCCTCGGTGGTCTGCTTCAGGCCGGTGTCGCCGTTGACCCAGTAGGCGTCGGGGAGGGTGGACAGGACCGGCTGGGTCTTCTGCCTGCGGCTCATCGGGACCCGGCGGGCCAGGGAGAGCATCACAGAGGACTTGGGCGCCTCCTTGATGACCTCGTCGGACACCTCCTTGGGGATGAGGGCGTCGGCGCCGGTGTTGTTGATGATCTTGTTGTACGTGGCCACGGGGGCCTCCTTCCTGGATCAGGCTCCGGTCAGGGACTGGCGCAGCCAGTCGACGCCGGCGGGGGTGGTGTGCTCGCGACCGAGGTTGGGGTCCCGCCGCCGCCCGGCGGAGGGGGACAGCCGTTCCGCGAGCGCGGCGGCCCGGGCGTCGAACTCGGCGTCGGTGCCAGCGGGGTCGAGCAGGGCGAGGTCGTCCTCGGTCAGGCCGTGCTTGAGGGCGGCCCTGGACATGCGGGCATCGCGGCGGGCGGCGTCGCGCTCGGCCTCGATGGCCGCGCGCTCGTCGGCGGCCTTCTGCTCGTCGGTCTTGCGGGACTGCTGGTAGTCGTTCCACTGCTTGGCGGCCCCGGCGTTGCGCTTGGCCCGGTCCTCCCATTCGCGGGCGCGCTTCTTCCAGTACTCGGCGTCCTGGTTGTCGGCGTCGTCCTGACCGGTGGCGTCCTTGTCGTCGGCGTTCTGGTCGTCGGCGGTGGCGGGCCCCTTGTCGTCGGCGTCGGGGGCCGGGTTCTCGGTCGGCATGGTGGGTTTCCTTCCTGTTCCAGGTGGGCGGCCGCGCCCGTTCGGGCTCCGGCCCGTGGGCGGGCGGTGGTGCGGACGTGGAAGGGCCACCCGTCCGCTGATCGCGGGGGTGGCCCCTGGAGAAGATTCCGGGTGGTGGGCTGGGTCAGGCTGCGGCGCCGGCGGCGTCGAGTGCCCGGATCGCCTCGATGTGACCGAGGATGTTGGCGCCGAGGGCCCTGGCGGGGCGGGAGTCGTCGTGGAGGAGAAGGCGGGCCTCCTCCTCGATCTCGGCCATGGCGGCGTCGGACAGGCGGATGCGCCGTTCGTGGGCCATGGCCAGGATCATGGCGGCGCCGTCCTCGGCGTCGCCGCCGTTCCAGCCGCCGAGGGTGACGGGGTCGGTGGGCAGGTCGAGCAGGGGCAGGGCCTCGGCGAGGAGCCCGGCGTAGTCCGTGATCGTCTGGCCGGTCCGGTTGCGCATCATGACTTGATCGTACCGTCGAGCCATCCGATGTCCCAGGGCACGGCGACGGGCCCCTGCGGGCTGTTGACGATGACGCCGGCGCCGCACAGCGGGTAGCAGTGGCCGATCACGGGTGCGCCGTCGGGGCCCGGGTACCAGGTGACCTCGACGATGACGCCGTGGACGTCGCGGCGGTAGCGGCGCCGGTCGCCCGCCAGGCTCGTCCACTGCGGGCAGGCCATGGCGAGTTGGAAGGCGAGGGCGATGTCGTCCTCGGTCCAGCCGGGCGGGAACTCGGTCTTGCCCGGGAAGCCGGTGCCGTGGGCGTGGCCGCCGCGGTAGCGGGTGACGGTGGTGCCGTTCGAGCGGGTGCGGGTGATCGTCCTGCCGCGGGTGGCCACGTCGATGTCGTCGGCGGAGACGATGGGGACCCCGGTGGTGGGGACGGCCGGGTCGAGGACGGGTGTGAACCCGTCGGGGACCCTGGAGCGCCCCAGGCGCTTGTCGTCGCGCTCCTCGATGCTTGTGGACGGGATGCCGGTGGCCCTGGTGAAATCCCCGGACTCCACGTCGTCGCGGGTGAAATGGCCCTTGTCGGTGTACCAGTCGACGCAGGCGCGGGCGCGGGCGGGCAGCGGCTCGCCGTCGAGGACCTCGACGGCCGTGCAGCGGCAGTGCGCGTGGTAGCGGGCCCCGCCCGAGGCGGTCCCGGTGGCGGTCTGCTCGGACTCGTAGACGGCGCCGCGGGACGCGAGCATCAGGCACCACCAGCAGGCGCCGCGCTCGGGCACCCGGCACCAGCCGCTGCCCACGGCGGCGGCGGAGCGTCGCACGGCGCTGCGGGCCCGGTTCATGACCATGGAGGTCATGCGTCGCACGAACAGGCCGTAGGCGGCCTGTTCGCCGTCCGCGTCCAGACGCCGCAGGACCTCCGCGCCGCGGTGGCCGGCGGACAGGGATGAGAGCGAGTCGGAGTGGACGACCGTCCCCGGTTCGAACCCGTGTGCGGCGCGGTTGAGGACCACGTAGTCGCAGGCGACCATGTCCGACACCTCGCCCCACTGGGCGTCCACGGACTGGAAGCAGGCCTCGATCCACGCGGCCCGCGCAGCGGGATCGTCCGGCAGCCGCTCCCAGGCATCGGTGGCGGCCGCCCTGACCGACTGGTCCAGCGACGCCAGGGCGGCCTCGTACAGGGCCAGGGCATCGTCCGCACTCATCGGCGGATCGTAGCCGTCGGGCATCCGGTTGAGCGGCACCCGCGCACCTCACCTTCTACGCCGGGACGGCGCCCTCTGTGGACGGGACGGCCGCGAGCGCGAGCCGGGCCGTCGCGGACGCCCCGGTGGCCAGCGCGGCCACCGAGGCGCGGGCCTGCTGGGCGGCGGCGTCGGCGACGAGGCGGTCGACGGTGGTGGTGTCGTAGCCGAGGAGCTCGTAGGTGACGCGGCTCGTGGCCGGCAGGACGCCCGAGGCGACGAGCTTGGTGACGGCGTCGGTGGCGGCCGCCCTGGTGGGGGTAGCGGCGTCGCGCCACTGGATGCGGGCCGGGCGCAGGGCGTCGGGGACCCGGCCATGGTGGGTCAGGGCGGCGGCGTCGAGAAGGATCTGGCGCCAGGCGGCGCCGAAGACGGCCTGACGCCGCTCGGCGCGGGAGACGTGGCGGGCCTCGGTGGCGCGGATCTGGTCGGCGCTGGCGGGGTTCTCGGTGACGAAGCCCAGCCAGGTCGGGGGCAGGGCGGCCTCCCCGGCGACGAGCTGGGAGTACATCTTGACCAGGTCGATGAAGGGGGTCGGGGAGGCGGAGGAGAATTCGCCGAGCGAGGGGCGCTGGGCGTCGGGGTCGTCGGGGTCGGACAGGGCCCAGATGAACCCGATGTAGGCCTCCCAGGGGGAGGCGGGAGAGCCGTCCTCCTTGGTGAAGGCGTTCTTGTCCACTCCCAGGGCCCAGCGCTGGGGCTGGGAGAAGAACTCGGAGGAGACCTCGGATCGTACGAGGGTGCGCATGGCGGCCCTCGTGTAGGACAGGATCGGGCGGGTGATCTCGGAGCGGCCCCAGTGGCGGGAGGCGCGAGTGCGGTTGACCAGGCGCTCGGCCATGACCCGGCCGGCGCCGTGGCGGTCGCGGTCGACGACGTCCCAGGACCCCGAGGCGGGGACGACGGCAATGGTCTCATCGGGCAGGAAGAGGGTGGCGCCGACGGGGACGCCGTCGTCGTCGAGGGTGACCGCGGCGGCGGCCGACAGACGCCGGCGCACGGGATCCCAGATGCCGGACATGGTGCGCGGGGACTCAACGGTGATCGTCGGGTCGGGGTCGCCCGGGCCGCCGCGGGAGGCGGTCAGGAATGCGACGCCGTGGATGAGGGCCTCCAGGTGGGCCGGGGAGTAGTCGGCCTCGAGACTGTTGTCGGCCCAGATGGCATCGAGCTCGGTGTCGGTGGCGCCGGGGACGACGGGGCCGACGATGTTGAGGCGCTCCTCGAGGGCGTCGACGACGAGGCCGGGCCAGCCGGCGACGGTCTCGACGCCGGACAGGCGCCGCACGGAGGAGGCCCCCAGGGACCGGATCTTCCTGCTCGCCTCGTACCAGCGGGCGCGGTCGGCGTTGAACCCCCTGTGGGAGGAGATGCGGTTGAGGATCTCCTTGAGGATGCGCTCCTCGTCGTCGTCGAGGCGGTCGAGGGCGAGAACATCAGCCACTGAAGATCACTCCTCTCGGTCCCCTCGGCTTGTGCGCGGCGGATGACGGCGCCCTGCGCAGGCCCAGGAGCGCCAGGGACGCGGCCACGAGCGGTGAGATGTCCGCGAGCGCGTTCTTGCGCTTCCAGGCCCACAGCGACTCCCCCAGGGGGCGTATGCGGGCGCCGGCGACGGCGTCGTTGAGCTGGGCCTGGTCGATGTGGACGACCCGGCGCGCCTCGACGGTGTCGAAGAAGATACCGCAGGCCTGGGCGTACTCGCGCATCGTGACCAGGGTCGGGGAGACCCGGTAGCGGCGCAACTCGGTCTGGAGGGCGGAGGCGGCGCCGCCGGCGTCGACGACGACCCGTGATCCGGGGTGGGCGTCGAGCAGCTCGCGCAGGCGCTGGCCGACCCACGTCACCCCGGTCCCCTGGTCGACGATGACGATGTGGGCGCGCCCGTCGGCCAGTTCGGTGGCCGCGACGATGACCGCGGACTCGCGCGAGGGCGGCACGTCAACGCCGAAGAAGAGGCGGCCCGGGCCGTGCTTGGCGTCGGAGTCGGCGCAGGACGCCCACGCCTCCAGGTCCAGTACGGGCGGGTCCTCGTCCGGGGGCGCCCAGATGCCCAGGCGCTCACGGCGGAACTGCTCGGGGTCGGCCCTCATAGCCCGGTACTCGGAGCGGATGTAGTCCACGGTGATGAGCTCGCCCAGTGAGGGGTTGGCGCGGGCCCAGCAGACGGGGTCCGCCTCGTCGAAATCGTCGGCGTCGGGGTCGCAGGACCACTCGAAGTAGGCGAGCCGGTCGTCGCCGTCGGGGCGGGTGGTGCCGCGCTCGCGCAGGGACTCCAGGACCGCGGAGGAGCGCTTGCCGGCGCTCGATGTGTACCAGACCTGGGGGTTGCCGGTGATGGTCTGGGCGGCGAGCGTGGGCAGGAGGGAGCCGATCTGCGTGCTGGTGACGGCGAAGGCCTCGTCGAGCACGAGTAGGCCGTCGGTGGAGAAGGATCGGCCCATCTCCGGGGCGCGCGTCTTGTAGGAGATCGTCGAGCCGTTGACCCAGGCGATCGACTCGAAGCCGTGGGAGGTGCGGAAACCGGGGATGTGCTCGGCCTCGGGGTCGCCCTCGTAGCCCAGGACGTACTCCATGAGGTCGGGGCAGCCCCGCAGCCGGCGGGTCAGTTTCTCGAAGGCGTCCAGGGCGGCGTCGAAGCGGTGCGCGGTGTGCATGATCCTCTGCTCGCCGAACAGCAGGGAGCCGGCTAGCTCGCGCGCCTCGACGATGGCGTTCTTGCCGTTCTGCCGTGGAGCGACCAGCCCGACCTCGAAGGCCAGCCACTTGCCGCCCGGACCCTCGCCCAGCGACGAGGCGAGCACGTACTGCTGCCAGTCGAGCAGGTTCAGGCCGGCGACGGCGGCCAGGTCGACGGCGTCCTCACCGGCGGAGGTGATGTAGAGCGGGTAGCACTCAATGCGCGGACGCTGCCGTCCTCTCAGCGCGGCGTCGGGCGAGTTCGTCAAGGACGCCGCCCCCCTTCTGCGACTGATCCGGGATGAGCCTCCAGATGGCGTCCTCCAGATCCTGGCGACGGCGGGACAGGGCGGCGACCTCGCGCGGAGTGGCATCCGCGAGCGCGGCGTCGACGATGGCGAGGTTCTCCTCCAGGCGGCGGATGCGGTCCCTGAGCGGGTCGCCCAGCAGGTGCAGAGGACCGGAGGCCGCGGCGGCCTCGGCCAGGCCGGCCGGGCGGGCCCTGGCGCGGCGGTCCCGATCCATGCGCCTGCGATGAGCCTCCTTACAGGCGGCGCAGGGCTCCTCCCCGTGACGCAGGTGGCGCCGGTGGGCTGCCTCGGTGCCGCAGGGCTTGACGTCCCTGCCCATTTCCCACCCCCGAATGCGGTCACCCCGGACGCGGCGCCCGGGCGCCCCATTCCCGGGGGAATGTCGCACAAATGACGGGGCCGGGGAGATAAATGTCAGTTGCCCGCCGAGCCTGGCCGGGCGGGCCGGACGGGGGCACCCCCACCCCGGCCCGCCCGACGATCACCATCTTTCGTTGAGATACAGCGGCTTGAGCGCATTGACGCGAGCATTTTTAATATTCCCCCGGCGACTATTGCAGGACCGGTGCGCCGGCCTAATAGCACCCAGAAGACCACCACCGTCCTTAAGTGGACGAACATGATCCGCGGTGAATGCCATGGGATGATCATAAGGAAGACGCGTGTCGATACGACGCCCGCATATCCAGCACGGCAGGCGGTCTCGAGCCACCCGCCGCTTGAGCGCATGGGCCCGACGACGGTACTCGCGATCATCACGGCCGGCGAGCTCGGGCACGGCGCGCTCCCCCTCTCAACGAGCAGCCCCGCACCGTGACACCGGTCGGGGCTGGGCGGGCACACGTGTACCGCTGGCACCAAGGATGCAATACGTCACCGCATCTGTCCAGTACCTGGTCGGTGGGCGGCGCGGGCGGCGCGCCGCCCACCGACCAGGGCGGCGGCGGCCTCGTGGGTCAGCACGTCCTCCCACGCCACCCATACCTGTCTGCCCACGCGCGCGCACCGGACCTCACCGCGCGCCCACCACGACTGGAGCGTGCGGTAGCGCAGGCCGGGGATGCGCTCCAGGGCCTCGGCCGCGCGCACCCACTCCACGCCGTCGGGCCCCGTCGCGCTCACTCCCCGCCCCCGTCCCCGTCCCGGGCGGCGGCCAGGGCCCGGGCCCTGAGGACCGCCCAGTCGTCCTCGCCCAGGAGAAGGCCGCAGGCGGGCAGGGTGCAGCGCACCAGCACCTGGGCGCCCGCGGCCGACGGCGGGACCCTGACCAGGGACAGGCACCCGCAGGACGGGCAGCGCACGCCCTCCACGCGCCGCTCGGGCTCCTCCACCGGGAACCGGCGCAGAGCCGCCCGCTCGCCCCCGGCCAGGTCGGCCAGCATGTCACCGGCCCAGGACTGCCCGGCCGCCCAGGCCAGGTGCGCATCCAGCCACCGGGCCAGCACCCGGGTCGAGCCCGGCCCGGCCGGCCCGAGCGGCTCTCGCCCC